TCGATATGCCAAGCAAACGCGGCGGGAGGCAGGAACGGATACTACCGTGTGACATGGTTCATGCCACGCCTTCCCGTCCATAATTTTTGTGTGTGCGAATGGGAGATATGGTTCGGGGACCCCGACCTTGGCATGGATGAAGTGGAACGCTCAATATCCCTTTTGAATGACCACCAAGCACGGTATAGGCCACTTATCAGATAGGGGGTGACTATGTGCAAGCGGATTACGTCCCGTATCAAGAACTGTGCCGATGAAGGTTAGCTGAGGCAACCCATAAATAATACCTTACCCTTTTTTAAACTGTGCGTGGGCCGGACCCACTTGGGTCTAATCCCTACAGGCTGTCGGCGCCTGTCTAAATACTGCCGTTCCGCGAATGGCGCGGACTACGAAATACTAAACTCGAAAGAGGAAAAAGGATAATGGATAATCCAGAAAAGACTGGAGATATACCGGCTTCACCAATAGTTGAGAAGAACGTCGCTACATTAAATGCACGTGTACTGGTTCTGGAATCTCTTAACAAGGGGCTCATAGCGGAGCGCGACGCTGCGGTCAATCAGCTAAAGCAGGCGAACGACCTCATTGAGGCCGACACGAAGGCTCGGCTCGTTGAGCAAGCGCTCAACCAAACTGAAATGACATTGAACGAACTGGCAGGTAAGGACATCGATGAGCTTGAGAACATACTCACCATCTCGGCGCTTGCGAAGAAGCAGCGCTTCGAGTCCGGCGCTGACCTCGCCGCTAAACCCGGCAAGGACAAAATCGACCCCAATACCTACCTACACAGCCTATACCAAGGTAGATCCCGGAGGAATTAGATATGCCCGTATGGCCAGTAGCCTCCGATAACTCAATCTTCGTAGGCGGACTGCCTATGATCGAGGATTATGAGGCGTCAGAGGAAATCTACCCTGGAGACCTAGTAGAGTTCACCAACGCAGATGCTAACGACAAGACAATCAAGCCCGGCACCAACGACTCTGTCGCCATCATAGGAGTCGCAGACATCAGCGTCGACAACATAGCCCTCCGAGGCGGAAAGCGTTCAAGCGCCTACGCAGCTAAGGATGTTGTCAAGGTAATCAAGGGACCCATCAACGTAATGCTACGCCTGGCAGGTAGCCAGGACATTGACAGAGGCGAGATGCTTGGGCCCGCTGCATCCGGAGAGGTTAAGGAATACGAGTGTGTCACAGACACCCCGTGCCAGCTAATCGCTCAGAGCCTTGAGGATGTCGTGACTTATACCGCTGCAAGCTGGGTACTCGTCGAACTCAAGATACCTTAGGTGTGAATTGATATGAGATCAATAGGTAACGTTGGGCGCGACGAGATGCTGACTCAGTTCCAGATCCAGTACGTGGAGAGCAAGATAGTTGAGGCTATGGGCGAACTCATGATCGGTAGGAAACTCTTCGCTCCTCGCAGCATCCCTGTGGGGAAGAAGGTCTACACCTACTATGATGAGGTAGACATGAGCCCGGCCGTCATCACGATGGGTGGGAACACTCAGGCTGGCGACGTCACGATGTACGACGGCAACGATGTAAGGGTTCCCGCCATCAGCAAGGACATATTCCTCCAGTGGCGTGACATCCAAGCATCGAAAGAGGATCAGCCGAATCTTCTAGACCGCTACGCACGGAACGCCGCGAAGCAGGTCGCAGAGGAAGAGGACAAACTCATGATCACTGGAGAGTACACGGGCTGGGGAGCATACAACGTCCAGGGCCTAGCCACGAAGACCGGTAGACTCCCGGTCACAGGCGGGGCTTGGCCGACAAACGCACAGGCTAACATCAACACCGCGAGGGCCGCACTAGAGGCCGCCGGATTCTACGATGAACCCATCCTAATAGCACGACCCACAATCGCCAAATACCTCGACACATTCGTCACCAACACAGCAATAACATACCGCCAAGCCTTCCTAGAAGACAACGGAATCCTCTCAGACATCATGGAGACCACAAGCCTCTACACAGCGGCAGGCCTCACAACCAACGCACTGCTCGTCGTACCCGACCCAGACTACCTCTACTACGTCGAAGGCCAACCACCCATGACCACATGGTGGTACGATAAAGATGGCAACGCCCACGGGAAAGTCAGAGAAGTGATAGCTCCAGTCATAGCTCACGCCGGATGTATCGCTGAGATCACGGGGATCACGAGTGGATAGCCTCAGGGTCTCCTAATCATCGCTCCCTTGGGGGTTTGCATCCCCCGCAGTGGACGGCTGGCAGACAGCCTGAAGCTGTGTACCTAGTTTTGAAAGGCATATCAGCGACAAACCTAAATATTACTACAACAACTATAAGATTGGGTTAGCAGGATGCCTGAGAAGAATATCTGGGCTGAGAGGGCTGAAAAATGGTTATGGGATTCATGCGGATATGCGCCTGATATTTCTGTTGAAGAACTTGCGGAGTGGATGAAGAAGGCTGAGAAATACGATGCTTGGCTGATCGATAAAACAGATGGGGCCATAATCACGATAAGCCAAGAGAAGTGGCAAGAATGTTTATCAGTATTAAAGAAACTTGAAGCCGTCAAGACATGGTGGAATATGTTCAACCAGTGCATAGACTCAGAAGCTGTCAAGGATAAACTTGAGGAGATTCTGGAGGATTCGACATAATCTGTCCGTTCTGCGGTTACGAGTGGAAGAACCGTGTGGTGAAGCCTAAGAGGTGTCCCAAGTGTCAGAAGTGGCTACCCCCCTGGAAAGATGACTAATAATGTGTCTGAATGACTTCCAAACTTTTTTATACACTCTCGCTCTCAAATTGTAGTGGTAAATAATGACTGAAAAAAGATATGAGATGCGCTTCGTTCCCTACGACTCTGAAGGCAAGCTAAAGAATTGTGCCCCCCGCCCAGGCACTAAGGGAGGCCCTGATGATGGCGACATCGTCATGCTTCCCCTTGAGCAGCGCTGGGAGAAGTGGTGGGAGCTTGTAGACTTGGAATCAGTCCCTGAGGAAGAGTTAGCCAAGGATCAGAAGAAGCGTGACGCTTTCTTGATGGAGGCTCGGGCCGCTGAGGCGGAGCGTGCAAAACAACTTCACCCTGTAGGAGTTCCCACAGGATAGGATGGTTCAAGATGGACGAGAGAATGAAATACAAGATGCGCTTCGTAGGCTTCGATGAGCATGGCGAACTCAAGCCCACTGCACCCGGCTACAAGAAAGGCGAAATCCGGATGCTTCCGCTGGAGTACGCCCAGAACTTTTGGTGGGAGTTGGTTGACCCCATCCCCGACCTTGTGATCCCTGATCTGAGTTACGAGGACAGCGTCTTCATTGAAGAGGATTTCGTGCCTCCCAAGGACGTTAAGCCTAGAGAAGAGGAATCAGAGCTGGGTTTGCGAGTGCTTGAGACTGATCAGGCACTTGAGGACGCGGTAGTTGAGTCTTTAGATGAGACTCTGATCGCTAGAGAGGTACTTGAGCCGGTTGACGCCGGGGACATAGCACTGCCTCCTGCTGATGAGGATGTGCCTGAGCTGGAAGGGATACCATACGAACAGAGGACCATCAAGAGTCTTAAGCTCTTCATCAAGCAACGTGGCGGAGAGGTGGACTCACAGTGGAGGAAGGTAGACCTCATCAGGGAAGCTCGGAGGCTCGAAGAATCCTTAAGGATACCCTCCGAGTCTTCATAGGTATCCCTTACATTTTTATACGTTATCCACCCATAACTAAGAGATAACTATGAAACCGTTAAGGGTTTGCAGGATATGTGGTCTGGAGGCACAAACCGAGGATGACCTGAGTAATTTCATACTACACAAAGACTCTCTTCATGGTCGACAGAATCTCTGTAAAGAATGCAACAATAAGATGAGTCGAAAAGGCGGGAAATACTTTGAGCAAGCAACTAGAAGAACCAAGCGTTGGATCGAGAATAACCCCGATAAATGGGCGGCTATAAAGAAAAAGAGCCGATCGAATCGTATCCGGTTTAGGGGAAAAGAAGTGCGTTTTGATGAAGCCCCAAGAACTAATAAGTGCTCTAATTGTGGTAAAGTGTATCCCGATGAGTTAGACCGTAGAACATGCCTACACCATCTGAAATATGATCTAGACGACCCTTTAGCCCATACGATAGAATTATGCACCGAGTGTCATGCGAGGCTTCATCGTAAAATGGATCAAACAAGGTAGTAAATCCATGTCCAAAACGAAACAACTTAAAGATAACCTTCGAGTATTTGTTGGCGTCCCTTTTCTCGGGACGGGGGCTCGTTGCGAGTCTTTCATCCCCAAGGCTATCAGTTCGATAGAGACTCAGAGGACAGGCATCAGGATGCTCTCTCCATGGGTCACCTCCCCTGCCTCCATGAGGGGAAGCCAGAGGGATCTCGTTGCTGCTAAGCTGAATGACATCGTCGACAGATTCCTTAAGACGGATTGCACCCATGTATGGCTTGTGAACGCCGACTGCGAGTTACCGCCGGATGCGCTTGAGAAATTGATCCGCCTTGATGTTGATATTGCCAGCGGTGTGTCTCCTACGCATAGTGACTGGAACGAGACGACTGCTGCTTGGGAGATTCTAGGGGGAGGACTCAGGTTCTACCGCCGGATGGATTTGGAGGATAAGGTCGTTGGCGAGAATGAGGTTGTCACGACAGGCAACTTCTGTACCTTGATTAAAAGGCGTGCTCTTCTTCAATATTCACCACACCATGAACCTTTGAAGTATCAGATAATGAGGGAGCGGCAATATATTTACGGTCCAGAACTCCAGTTCTTTATAGACGCCCAGAAGATGGGGTTCTCCGTTCGGATTCATGGGGGAGTAATGTGTGGTCATCTCCCTGAGTGGCCTCTATCCTATGAGGGACATGAGGACACTCTATTCAAGAAGATAAGGGGATTGAAGTCATGAATACCCCTGAGGTAGGGGTTCTCGTTGCGACGCTGGGGCGACCCTACTATATCGATCAGGTTATGAGAGCAATCTTCAGAACCAAAATTCCTCTGAAAGTCCGCTTGGTCAACCAAGGTGACACGAGTCCCAAACAGATGGAAGCTCTGAAGGGGTGGCGGGGCAGATGGGATGTAGAGATAGTTGACAATCCAGAGCCACGGAAACTCTCAGAGGTCAGAACAGAGGCGATGCAGGCCTTCAAAAGAAGATACACGTATATGGTGACCCTTGACGATGACATCTTCCCACACATTGGAAGCATTGAAGCCCTGATCTGGGCATTAAAGAAAAACCCACAGTACCACGCCATAGCAGGCGGCATCATCCAGAAAGGCATGAACCGAATGCTTGGCGGCTACATAACCCACGAAGAGGGTGAAACACAGCACCATGTTCTTCCCTTGATAAAGCAAACTGCGGAGGTACACTTCGTATCCTCAGGCTTCACAGCCTTCAGACTAGACCCGCTTATCCCATACGACACAGAATACGAGTTTGGATGGAACGATTGGGATTGGAGCCAAGAGATAAAGAAGGCGGGGCTTCGGATGGCTGTCTGCGGAGACGCCATGGCCCACCATAAATACTTAGTCACCTCTAAAGGCATAATACCCTGTTATGACAGCGTCGAGTATTATCGACTGCGTCAAAATACTGAGCGTCATAAAAGATCAGCTGACAGATTCAAAAAGAAGTGGGGCTTCAAACCAGCTCAGCCAAAACTATGGGATAAACCTATTCTCAAGGCACTCCCCCAATGAAGAGTCTCAATCATTCCGAGGCCCCGTATGTTGAGATAGTTCGTGTTCAGAAGATAGAGTCGCCTATCTATTCCGTCGTCGTGCCAGTTGGTAACCTTTACGGCGCGAGGGTGAGGAACTGCCTGAGGAGCCTTCAGCTTCAAACCGTGGGAAGCCTTGAGGTAATCGTGGTTGACTACGGCTCCACTCCTGAGAATCACAGACAGTTGATGGTGACGCTTGAGCCTTTCGACTGCACCGTGTTCCGCTTCCCAACCAAGGACGCATGGAGTATGTCACTCTCGCGGAACATTGGGCTGAGGAGGGCGAAAGGCGAATACGTTGCGACATTAGACGCAGACTGCGTGTTGATGCCCATAGTTCTTAAATTCACCCTCAACATTCACAGGGAGACGCCTCGGCTGATCATGATGGCACCATACTATTTAGACGAAAACGTTGAGATTGAATACATAAATCTACCTAGAGACTATGAGAGGCTGAGAGCTGGTAACCCGAGGTATCTCAAAAGAAGTATCGGAGGGTTCATGAGTGCGCCGCGAAGCTGGTGGCTGAAGGTGAGGGGATTCGATGAGAGGATGATGATGTATGGCTGTGAGGATGGAGACCTATGTAGACGAGCTGAGATAGACCCTGAAATAGAGAACTACGTAATAGAGGAAAACTGTGCGCCTGACATAAGGTTCTACCATCAGTGGCATCCTCCGATGAGGCTACACAAAGCAATTGGGGAGGAGGCCGTGAACCGTCAATACGAGATAAATCGGCTGATCAAGAAAAGCGAGTATTCAATCAGGCGGAATACTGGTGATTGGGGTATGATGGTGTGAAGCCCAGAGTTGCAGTGGCCGTTCTGACGCTGAAGCGACCCCAGTTCCTAAGCCAGTGCCTCAGGAGCATTACGAGGACAGAGATCCCTATCAAACTCTTTCTAGTCAACCAGAATGACGAGAGCGAGGAGCAGATGAAGGTAATTAAGGAGTGGCAAGGCAGGCCAGAGGTGAAATATATACTCAACAAACCTGCGAAGTGGCCTGGAGCAGCTAGAGGCACAGTCTTCACGTTGTCGCACAACATGGGCTATGAATATGTTGTGACCGTGGATGATGACTGCTGCCTGCTTCCTGGCGCTATAGAGAGCTTAGTAAAGGCGGCGGACTCGCACCCTGAGTTTCATTCCATCTCTGGTTTCCTCATAGACAAGAGGAGAAGATACATGTTGGGTGGAAGGAAGATCCCACATACATACGGGATCCACTACAGAAACTACGAGTGGATGCCTGGGGTTCACAAGGCTGACTATGTGAGCAACGGCTTTCGGCTGATAAGGCTGAATCCGCTTGTCATTCCCGACCCGAACTACGAGATCGGTCTAACAGATTGGGATTACGCCAACAAGTTGGAGGTTCGGGGCCTGAAGATGGCGGTATGTGGCGACGCTGGAGCCTATCACAAGCTCATGAATGTTGATGGACAGATGAAGTGGGTGCCCAATCCTCCAAGCTACAAGAGAGGGTCCCCTAGTATGACTGAACGGATGAACAACTATTTTATGAAGAAATGGGGCTACAAGGTGAAGTAAATGAAAACAGACCTAAAAAATAGGCGTGGAAACCGTTTTCTCGGTCAGAGGATTCAGCATAGCTATGCAGAGATCTCTTTCATAGACCAGGTTCTTACAAAGGAGACATTCAAGACACTAATCGAGTTCGGGACGGCGAAGGGCGGCTTAAGCCTCCTCTTCGGCCTGCACGCCCTCAGGGTAGGCGGACACGCATATACCTTCGATGTATCAATTGAGCCTTGTCGGGATCTTTATGTCAAGCTAAAGCCTATGATACCATTGACCTTTCTAAAGATGGATGTGCTGTCAGACAAGGCGATGAAAATCATCCCAAAAATCGTCGGGAGAGGCCGAACCCTGATCTACTGTGACGCACAGAAGAAAAAGGAGTTCAACCTCTACGCGCCGCTCCTCAAGAAGGGAGACGTGATAATGGCTCACGACAAGGGCACAATAGAGATCCGTTACGCGGACATAGTGGAGACTGTGAACAGGATCGGACTCAAACCGTTCCATCAGGACGCCGCTGACGAGATGGGAACGATAATATTCAGCTTCATAAAGGAGGAGTAGGTTTGAGGGTTGTGAAAGAGGTGAATGTAGCTGGAAGACGGTTCAAGTTGCACCTTGACATGGAGGACGCGACCTCCCAGCCTGTAATATTTCAGACGGGACGATGGGAGCCGAGAATCACTGCCTTTCTCTTGGAAAATCTAAAGCAGGACATGATCTTCATAGATGTCGGGGCGGCCATCGGCTGGTTCACCATCATAGCCTCGTCGCTGGTCGGTGAAGGAGGAAGGGTGATAGCGTTCGAGCCAGCGCCCAATAGATTCAAGACTCTTGTTGAAAATATGATGCTGAACACAGATGGAAACGTTGAGTGCGTTGATAAAGCCGTTTCAAGCGAAAACGGTGAGGCATACATAAGCGGAGAAAAATATCCAATGTATTTGTCAAGTTCAGGAAACGGTTTTAAAATTAATGTCCCGATAGACATGGTTACTCTTGACTCGTATCTGAAGATGAGGGGTGTTGAGAAGGTGGATATGGTGAAGATAGATGTCGAGGGGTCTGAACTCAGGGTGCTGAAAGGTATGGAACAGACGATCAGGAACAGCGGCAAAATTAAAATCATCTGTGAGGTTCACCTTCCATATCTAAACAGATACGGGGATAACATAAACCAGCTATTTGAATATACGCAGACAATGGACCTGAGAAAACAAAGATTAACTGGAGGAAAAACGGCGCAAGCACCGCGCTACCTGTTCTACAAGGAGGAATAGGTTTGAGCAAGAGTACAGCTGAAGAGAAGTGGTGGGAGAACCACTACTCCAGAGGCGGGCACAGCGGTCCTGGCTCCATCGGAGAACACCGTAAATGGAAATGGGGAATTATAGAGGAATATGTCTCTGAGGTGAACCATGTAATAGATGTGGGCTGCGGGGATCTCACCTTCTGGGAAGACCACGACTGTAACGACTACATAGGCATAGATTTCTCAAACACAATCATAGAGAGGGATAGGAAGGAGAGACCCCATTGGAAGTTCATCCTACACCACGCCGAGGACAGGATAGACGGGCTACACGCCCCAGTAATCTTCTGCTTCGACGTTCTTATCCACCAGATGGATGAAGAGGTTTTCATGAAGATACTGGAGAACCTCTGCTACTACTCCACAGACCTCATACTTCTATACAACTGGGTCAAACCCAAACCTGGACGCGGAGTGACAGACGGCGTAATCCATTACTTCCGTCCCCTTGAAAAACATATGAACATCTTCAAGAGAGGCGGATTCAAACTCATCGATAGGAGAGACGGAGACCCAGGGGATCATAACAAGCGGGGCGCCATATACATCTTCAAACGGGAGAAAAGGAGATGAAAATTGCACTCTTATGCCCTGAAGGAAGACGGCGGTGGGCTTTCACCTTCATCATGGAGGACTTTAAAAAATTCGTTGATAGACCTGACTATATCTTTGATCTGATCAACACCCAGAAGATCACAGAGAACCTCAGGGAATACGACTGGATAATCAGCCCACTGCTCGGGCAGGCCACATATGACACCGAGCTCTTTAAGGAGGAAATCCGCCCCCACTTCATCGCTTGGCTTGGAGGGATGAAGACCTACGGCAGGATAAAGGATTGGAGCATCTTCAAATATGTGTTCGCTCAGTCCAGTTCCCTGATCCACGACAAACTCAGGGACACGACCTTCTTCATCAGACCCACAGGCGTAGACATAAACATGTTCCGACCCCTGAATATCCAGAAGAAACACTTCGCTGGAATCACTGGGAGAGCCATACCCCAGGATAACTGGAAAAGTAGGTCGGAGCGGATAGATACGTGGTTCAGCCCCATCTGTAGGTATGCGAATGTTTCAAGCATTATCTTGGATACGAGAGGCAACTACGCTGTTCCACGTGAGCAGATGCCAAGGCGATACAACCAATTACACACCTATCTATGCACATTCATGTCGGCTGGGGGGCCACTGACGCTTCTTGAAGCCGCAAGCTGTGGCTTGCCCATCATCTCAACGGATGTAGGGTATGTCAGGGATGGTCTGATAGATGGCAATGGATTCATCTGCAACACTAGGAAGGAGTTTATTGACGCGCTCATCTACCTGAAGGAGAACCCAGATAAAAAGCTTAGAATGGGGGAGAGAAGCAGGGAGCTTGTGCTTAAGAACTGGACTTGGGAGAAGAGAGCGGAGGAATGGATCACAACCATTGAGGAGCTGAGTTGAGTGCGCGTGCATAACCAATGATAAAAAAGCAGAACATCCAAGGGGAAACTTGGGATAATTTGATAATATTGGATGCATGTAGATTTGACTTTTTTGAGAAAATATATAAAGAGTATATGGATGGAGAGCTAGAAAAAAGAATTAGTAAAGGATCAAATACAGGTGAATGGCTTGCGAAAACATTTCCAGATAAATATGACTATACTTACATTTCCGCAAATCCATATATAAATAGTTACGGAGTTTCTCTCAATAGATGTCGCCCAGAATATAGAAACTATTCATGGAACGCAGTTGAACATTTCTCAAATATTATAGATGTATGGGAATTTGGATGGAAAGAAGAAGTGGGCACAATTCACCCAAAGGAAGTAAACAAGGCTTATTTATCAAATAAAGATAATAATAAAACGATAATACATTATGTTCAACCTCATTACCCATATTTATCTTACGGAGGGGTTTTTGGAATAAGAAACAAGGTAAACATCTTAAAAGATGAACCTATCAACTATAAACAAAAACTGAAAAAGAATAAATTAGTTGAGCCTATTAAAAAGCTACCTAGATTAAAGAAAATTCAAGTAGAAATTGGACTAGATAAACTATTTTACTATTATGAAGATAACTTAAGAACCGTGTTGAAACATGTTTCCCACTTAACAGCCTACCTGAATGGAACGACAATAATAACAGCAGACCATGGAGAAGCTTTTGGCGAAGAAGGTGTTTGGGAACACCCTATAGAAACACATATCCCTGTATTAATAGAAGTTCCATGGTTAGCCATACATAGTAAAAGAGTTGATAGATGAATGAGCAAACAAAAATCTCCACGGGCCCAAGACCTTGCCGCCGCTATCGTCGAGACACAGCACCTCAAAGGCGACTTTGCGGAGGCAGGAGTATATACTGGCAACAGCGCACAAGTAATCTGTGCAGCAAAGGGAAACAAACCCCTCCACCTATTCGACACGTTTAAGGGATTACCTGGATCACTGTTTGAACCTATTGATTCATCCACTGAGGTGGCTCGATTTCATGTAAAGCCGGGCATGTATGCGGCTTCCTTAGAGAGAGTTAAGGAGAGACTAAAACACTACCCGAACGTTTTTTATTATCCAGGTCTATTCCCAAGCACCGCAAAACCTCTGAGACATAAGACCTTCGCTTTTGTCAATCTAGACCTAGACCTTTACAGATCCACGCTTGATGCCTTGAATTTTTTCTATCCTCGGTTGAATATAGGTGGAATTATCATATCTCATAATTACACGAACCTGCCAGGCGTTAAAAAGGCGTTTGACGAGTTTTTCAAAGCCAAACCCGAGAAAATAAAGATAATAAGTGACTCTCAATGTATAATCAAAAAATTGGGGGGAAGTTGAATAAGAATCCTATTTTTAACTCGGAACGGGGAGGGCTGTGTGGGTGCTCCTAGCGCTTACCACGGATTTGAGATGGCCGTCGCCAAAACCGCTGACTGCCTTTGGGCAGGAAAAGGGTGGTCGCTCCATAGAGAGGGAGAAGAGATGAATGAGACGGTTGAAAGGCTATATGGAGGCGATCCACCTGACTGGGTGGTTGACAACAAAAATGATAGCTTCAAAACCCCGAAGCGGAGAGATTACCGGGTATGCGTGTTCATCAGTGATCTGCATGGAAAATACAACTGGAGAATCAGAAACGCGACGGGATTCATAGAACTCCTAAACAAGGCTGGATATGACACCGTTTTCATGAAGTACATGTACGTGCATGGCGTTCCCGAGGTAGAAAACATATACCTCCAGTCGCTTGAGGCTAAGCCGCTGTTCCTCCCATGGAGCATTGATCCAGAATACTACCGACCCCTGAAGAAGACGATTGATACATGTTTCCTCGGCGCCATTGGAGGGCACTACTACCCTATGAGACAAGCCATCTACGAAGATCTCCCAGACTTATGCAAGATGCATGGGTTTGACTATGTGATGAGAACGTCCCCCCCAGGAAAAACTTATCAAAGGAGAGTTGACAAGCTGATTAGGGATCATTACGTGGGGGAAAGATATGCAAAAGTGCTGGGGCAGAGCAGGGCTCTTATATTCGGCTCTGGTATCCATGTCGGCCCCGTCCAGAAGCATTTTGAAGGAAGGGCATGTGGATGCTTGGTCATGGTGAACGAGCCGTCCGAGGCCGAGGAACTCGGCTTTGTGGATGGGGTAAATTACGTTAAGATCGGTCTAGGGGATTGGAAGGAGAAGTTGGTTTATTATGCCAAGCATAGGGAGGAAGCTGAGGAGATCGCATTGAATGGGCGAAGGCTGATCCTAGAGAGGCACACACATGAGATCAGGGCCCGAGAGTTCATGGAGATGTTGAAGAATGGTTGACCCAGAATTTGGAAGGGATGTGAAGATAGGGAGGAATGTCACGATCAATGTCACGGAGCACATCAGCATAGGGGACAGGTCCGTGATCAACGACGGCGCCATCATTGAGGGAAGACATATCGATATAGGACGCGAGGCTTGGCTCGACAAGTGCGCGTATATAGGCGGGGGAAGCTGCTTTGATTTGCAGTCGAAGCTCATAGCTGGCGATTGGCTTCATATGGGTAAAGGCAGCCACATAAACACGGCGAGGGAGGTCATTATCGGCGACGAGTGCGGCGTCGGCATCGGCACCAAAATCTTCACCCACGGAGCATACCTGTCAGCCTACGAGGGGTTCCCCGTCACGTTCAAGAAGGTCTCCATCGGGGACAGGGTTTGGCTTCCCCACGCTTGGGTCAACCCTGGCGTTCACATAGGAAGTGATGTGGTGGTGGCGGCGATGAGCCTAGTGAACAGGGACCTGCCAGCGGGCTGCCTCGCCGGAGGCATACCCGCCAAGGTTCTGAAGGAGAATGTCTACCCTAAAAAGCTGACACTGAGAGAGAAGACCCTGTTTGTGGACCGCATAGCCGCGTATCTTCAGCTCCCTTTCCGGCTTGACAAGGGGGAAATCAGGTTCAAGGACACCATCTTCAACATGGAGGAGAGAACCATCGAGGGCCCCTCCACCGAGGAGACGGAGAGGATCAAGAATCAGCTACGCAGACACGGCGTCCGGTTCCGGTTCTACGCGGACGAAGGAGAGTATCGGCCTTGGTAGTCGTGGCGGTAAGTGCCCATCCAGACGAAGAATTTATATTATCTGGATGAATCCGAAGTATTATGCGTGAACGAACAGAAACAATGAATTGTCTTGGTTGTGGGGAACAATTCTTTATTTATCCATATGAAAAAGGAAAAAGAAAGTATTGCTCTCAAGAGTGTTATCGGAAATATTCACAAAACAGGAAGATCCCCCCACCTTTTATACCCAATAGAACAACAATTAAAAAATGCCAGTGGTGTGGAAAACCCTTTTTATCAGATCCTCGAAGAAATAAATGCCATAAGTTCTGTTCAGAGAAATGTCAAAAAGAACATGGTCATCACTCCAAATTCAAATCGAAAGAAGAATGGGAAAAATCACGTATTAAAATATGTCCTATTTGTGGTAAAGAGTTTAAAACAATAAGAGGCAACAAGCAAAAATATTGTTCCAAAATATGTTCTGGTTTAGTTCGGATGAATAGACAACGAGTCAAGAGATATATCGCAAATATAAAAATTACGGAAATAGGAGAATGCGAAATATGTGGCTTTAATGTGGTTCTTGAAGGGCATCACATCATATCTCCGATAAACGAAGATGGCAGTTATAATGAGGATGCAGATGACCCCGCAAACATAGTTGTTTTATGCCCTAATCACCATACTATGATTCATAAGGGTATTATTAGAGTTGAAAGAGATGAGGCTGGTGTGTTGGAGGTGATGAGAATTAAATGACTGTTGTTGCTGTAGGAGCACATCCCGACAGGGTCTGAGATCGATCTCTCTTGCCCCGGGAAGATGTAGAGTTCGGCTGCTATGGTACGTTGGCGAAGCTGAGCAAGACGCATGAGATCCATATCTTTATCTTCAGTGCCGGGGAACTCGGGGGGCCGAGGGAGACTAGGATCAAGGAGGCGGAGGCGAGCGCGACCCTTATAGGTGCCGAGGTTACGGTGTTTGGCTACATGAATGGGAAGATCCCCGTTGACGCCGACTCCGTGGAGATCCTCAAGAAGCGGATCGATGTCCTAAAACCAGATATAGTGTTCGCTCCCTACCTTGAGGACACGCATCAGGGACATAGGGCGGTGTCAAGGATCGCCGTCTCGTCGTGTAGATATGTGCCTAAGGTTCTGTTCTATGAGCTGCCTCAGACGGAGCGGTTTGAGCCAAACTACTATGTCGATGTCACAGAGCACTTCGAGGTTAAGGCGAAGGCGGTGAGGTGCCACAGAAGCCAGGAGCACAGGCCCTACTATGACATAGAGGGGATCAGGGGGCGGGCTGCGGCACGTGCGTTTAAGGCGTTCCATCCGGGTAGGCTGTTCGAGGCATTTGTCCTATACCGGCTTATTGAGGGAGCAGGTGAAACCTGAGGTTGAAGTTCAACGCATATATATTTCAACATCCACTAAATAGAGGAGAGACACCTTGACAGCCGGTTATTGTAATGTAGACGATGTGCAGGCTATCGTGGACACCGATATGGAGACCGCGGAGATTCAGGATCTCATAGACGAGACGGATGCCTTTATGGACTTGAAACTCGATACAGGCAGTCTTGCCGCCATGGTTAAGCGTGGTATCAGCAGGACCTGGACGGCCTACAAGGTGATGCTGAAGGACCCCGCATCGGAGAGAATCGCTGATCTCAGTGCAGACCGAACGACTAACCTGAAGCTCCTCAAGGATGAGTACATGGAGATGATGGCCGCCGCCTCAGGCGGAATAGCCTTCAAGATGACAAGCAGCCCCATCGGGTAGGAGTCGTATCTTGAATGCCTTATGTGATCAAGCCACACCGGGACGGGGACGGTCACATAGTAGAGGGTGTCGCAGGAGAGGCTCTGTCCAACTATGATGCTGTCTACATCAAGGGCGGTAAGTGGTACAAGGCTGACAGAGACACAGAGGCTACACTCCCTTCTTACGGGATGGTGCTCAGCGACTTGCCCATCAACTATAAGGGCAGGATTCTTCTATTCGGCCTCGTCAGCAACCTAGCATGGGCTTGGAGCGACGGCCCAATTTACTTATCATCGACACCGGGGGGGCTCACGCAGACAGCTCCCACTTCATCTGGGTGGGTTCAGTCTGTGGGCGTGGCGTATGGTACGGACTACATGCTATTCGCACCCATGTGGATTGAACACGTGGCTAAGACCAAGCTCGAACACGAGCACCTCTCAACCGGGCTGCTAGGTAAGAAACAGGTTGGACCACCTGAAATTGTGATCCAAGATAATACAAAGATGCTTGCATTCACCCTTAACATAGATGACTTCTTCTACCACTGGGCAGTTCCAGAAGACTTCGCTGGCGGGGACTTGACTGTAAACTTCATGTGGACAAACGATGGCGGGGTTGACGACAACGGGAAGGACGTTAAAGCCCAGCTGGATTATCAAACATATGCTGATGGAGAGTCAATAGCTGGGAGTCACGCAAACAGCCCCAAAACCGCGAACGACACCTACACGTCGGACGGCGGATGGGAACCTCATCAGACCCCTAGTATGGTCATCGCCGAAGCAGACTTTATAGACAAACACGCGATTTCCTTCAAAGGCTCCTTTATTACACCAGACGGAACTGAACTTACCTGTGAACCGCATCTCATTGTGGTGGGACTATCATATTTGGCGTATGTGAACATTTGAGAGAAGAAAAGAAATGACACCCGATAGCTTCCTGACCTTCACCGAGAGCGACACCCTGAACCGCCTGAACCAGACCGCGGCTCGATCAACCTTCGCAGCCGTCGACAGGACGGACGACGCCATCTATCTCTACAAGGACTATGGCGTCCTTGAGTTCGACGACTTTACTCACGAGTTCGATTTCCGCATTACCGCCATAGCGGTATCGGCTGCCACCCAGGAGAGAATAGCAATCATAACATACTGTAAGGAATTGAACGACTGGAATGGAAACCTCGCAGCCCTCAAGGACCAGCTGGCCCTTATTATCAAGTCCAACAATGTCGGTAACCAATTTACGCTAGTATGGTCGGAGACTGAGGGAGGAAATGAACACAAGAACGAGCCAGCACAAGTGTACAACGTCGGGACGACATACTATGCGAAGATAAGGAAGAGCGGGACGTCCGCAACCATCTACATCTACTCCGATGCAGCCCGAACAGCCCTGGTGGGCAGCAGCGCGCTGGTCCTCCAGTCCGACTACGCATTCAGATACCTGCTAATCCCCCAGTCTCTGGATGCGGAGACAAGCCAAACCTGCTCAGGGTACGTGGAGAACCTCGTCGCGGTGGTCCCCTTCGTCAGCGTGTATCTGACCTCAGATGAGGTGGAGGTGAAGCTGAGATAATGTCTCTTAAATCTCAGTTCAGGTTATTCAAGGTGTGGAGAACATGACTGACCCAGACATAATGGAAATCCCGTTAACCCAAGGGAAGGTTGCTATAATTGATCGCTCAGACTACGATCTTGTAAGTCCCTTTAAATGGTGTGCGGCTAAGAGTGGAAATCGCTGGTATGCCGTGAGAACGACATATATACCAACCAAGAAAACAATTCGTCTCCACCGGCTTCTTTTGAACTCTAAACCGAATGAAAAATGTGATCATATCAATCATGATGGTCTCGATAACAGGCGAAGCAATCTACGGGTTGCAACCAACTCTCAAAACATGATGAACCAATTTAAGCTGTCAGGAACTACTAGTAGCCATTTCAAGGGAGTTGTTTGGCATAAACGAGACAAAATATGGGAGGCTTCTATCAGGCTCAACCAAAGAGGGATTTATTTAGGTCGTTTTTCGGATGAGGTAGAGGCAGCTAAAGCGTATAATATGGCTGCCATAAAGTATTTCGGAGAATATGCGAGATTAAATCAGTTAGGGGGAAATGAAGATCATGACTGATCCAGATTGGTTAGAGGTTGAAGGAACCATCGGGAAGACCGTCAACTTCACGGTCTACAAAAGTGATGGAGTAACCGTTGAGGACCTCTCTTCCTACGACGAGACCGGAATCCAGCTGAAGGTATGGGAGAACGACGGCACGACCCTGAAGTTCGAGACGGATATGGCATACGTGACGGATGGCACGGATGGGCGTCTCAAGGCGTATATTGGTCCAGGCGACATCGCCGTAGGCGACGAGAGATCCTACTTCTTTACCATTGAACTGACACTTGCAGAAGCATCTACAACCACTGGCGTGGGAACGGATACGATATTTGAGACCAACTTGGATGAGGCAAACGACTTCTGGAATGGTTTCACAATCACATTCACCGGAGGCGCACTCACCGGGGAGTTCAAGGTCATAACCGACTATGCTCTGACTAATGGACAAGTCACGGTAGCCTCGGCATTCACCGGAGTCCCTGGAGCAGGAGACTCTTTCACAGTCACACCGCCAATAACCATCCCAACTGTCCGGGGGACTTTGTTGATCACTCAGGGAGCCCCAGCTTAGGAGGTCTCAGGATGGCTTGGATAGCGCCTATGGTAAAGAGAACAGGTGAAAACGTCGCCATCTACCGTGAGACCGAGGGCGCAGTGGGATCCTATGGTGATCCTGCCTCAAATTGGTCGGTTGTGGCTACAGAGAAGATGCTCATAACGAGACCCCGTGCGAACGCAGTGGACAGCATCGCCGGACGCATCGACAAGTCGGAGTACGTGGCATATCTGCTGCCCGCCACGGTGGCTAGATCCCACGACTATCTACTACTCGACACCGTGAAGTATGAGATCATAAACATCGACACATTCAAGAAGCGGGGCACGAACTTCGGTCACGTGGCCCAGCTAAAGAAGATGGATGTGGGCTAATGGAAGATCCACTGACAAACCTTTACACCTGCCTGAAGAATGGTTGGGGAGGCGCCATAGTCCCCGCTGAGGCTGACATCCGTTTCTCAACAGGGTGGTACGACAAGAACATTGGTACGCCCCAGATCACGATCACTGAGCTGGCGACGGTGGACCGCCCGCTTGACCTTGGCTATGGCACCGTGAGGGTGGACGTAGTCATCCAGATAGACATCTGGGTCACCATCTCACGCGCAACAGGAGCAGGTCCACAGTTGGCGAAGGAGTACAAGTGGGCGATGAGGCAGGAAGTGAAACGCATACTCAAGGCGAACCTCACTGGACTCACCGACATCGACCTCTTGATACTGAACGACACCGGGAGATCCCTTGACGAGCCAGATGCGACCCCCCCACTGCTACGGTTCTCACAGATGGTGGGCGTAATCTACGGCATCTAACCTTTTAATAGGGCGTGAGAATTATAAGGTAGTAAGGAGAAGATTAAATCATGTCATATCATGGCACGCAGTGTAAGGTAGCCGTGGATGTGGACAATGGCGTGGCATTCACAGATTGGCTGGCAACTGACAAGGTGCAGAGCGTGGGTTTTGACTTCGCAGGAAACCTTGAAGATGTCTACATGCTCGGTGATAGGGATCCTCAGGAGATAAAGGAAGGCACAATCGCCATCTCAGGAACCATTGAACGGATCTTCGGGACAGCGGACTTCAGTGCCTCTACAACCACGTTCTGCGGTATGGCGACTGATAGCCCACTTGACGAGTTCTGGGTAGCCCTCTTCCCCGAGGGAGATGCAGCGCCTAAGATTCTGATAAGCAATGTCAAGTTCGGCGGGTACAGCCTGAACGTAGACATAGGCGGAGTAGTGACGGAGTCAGTTACCTTCCATGGTCTGGCGATAGCGGTCACGTAGGCTGAGGTGAACTGAATGTCATACCACGGTGCGACTGTGAAGCTCGTAATAGAGCGGCTTCTAGCTGAGACTATGATTCAGAAGGAACACCTTGGCATCCTCAGCGGCGGTGCAGTCGATCAGGATTTCTACACGAAGAACTTCCCCATAACACACGACGCAGGTGAGGCGGGCGGAGTAACTGGCCTAGCATCTGGTGTCGGAACAGACACGATATTTGAAACCGACCTTACTGCGGCAAACGGATATTACGATGGCATGACGATCCGTTTCACAGGGGGAGGCAACGCCGGTGAGATGCGGGTCATAAGCTCCTATCTCCAAGCGAGCGGAGAGATTACAGCATCTGCAGCTTTCACGGGAGCCCCCGCCCTCAATGACGCTTTCATCATCGAACCCTCAGTGAACGTTTACTCAGACGAAGGCACACCAGGCTCATGGACAGAATACCTTGAGGACGGAACAGACTACACTATAGCTGGCTTAACAGGACTGGTGAAGATCCTAGCCGCAGAGAACCAAGCAGGTAACGCTGGCGAATCTATTAGCGTCGACTACTACACCATGGCCGAGGTCGGTCTGGGCCAGAGTGCGTCCATAGACTTCGGGGGCAGCCTAGAGGATGTCTACACACTTGGCAGCCGAGACCCTCAGGAGATCAAGGAGGGACAGAAATCCATCAGCGGCACCATCGATCAGCTATACTGTAGCCGGGACCTCATCGGGAAGTTCCTCGGCGAGAGCGACTTCTATGAAAGGCTGACAGACTTCAGCTTCTACCTGTATCCCAACGGCGAGGTAGGAGGCCAACCGGAGATAAAGCTGTCAAATGTCAAGTTCGGAGGCGGAAGTATCAGCGTCGACATCGGGGGGATCATGGCGGCTAACGTGACTTTCAAGGGTCTCGTGATAGCGGTCGGCACGGTCTAGGTGAGCCTATGGCTGAGGTAACTGCGGAGGAGAGGGAAAAGGCTGTCAAAGACCGCGAAGAGTACAAAGAGGAGCTGAAGCATCAAGATGAAAGGAGAGAAGAGGCGTTGAAACGTGTCAGAGTAACACGGGAACGGGTTCTGAAGGGAACTGGGCTCAGAGAACAGGTCGACATACTTGAACTGGGCAAAGAGGAAGAGGAGAAAACCTTTTTCGTGATGCGTCCGCTGACAGACGGCGAGTTCGTCGAGGTGCAGAAAACTATCCTTGGGGATGTTTCCGCAAGTTCGATGGATAGGGATATGAAGGCAAAGGACCTCATTGATCGAGAACAGAAGGGCAAGTACCTAGCACTTACATATGCGCTCAGCATCGATAACGAGGAATGGACCATTGAAGAGATCGGTAAACTACCAACCGGCGTCCCAGACAAACTCTACAACCGATTGGCGGAGATCTCGGGTTTTCCTCGGCCAACCAAGCCGCTTTTCCCCAAGAAGGAAGAGCAGCCTGGTTGAGGGCCGAATGGCTGAGGATCGAAGCCGAAATCAAAGCACTCCAGAGCAAGGACGGCGTCGAGTTCCACAACCTGCATCAACAGGGCTATCGCCTAGTCAATCTGATCTACGAGTTGACCCCTCTTCAAAGCTGGTTCATGGCCACCCTTCCAGGATACATTGCCCGCATCAAAAAGAGATAGGGGATCACCATGGCTACCGTTGAGGTCATAGGGGACGAACGCCTGATTGCAAGATTAATAAGAATGAAGGAAGCCCTGAACCCTGCGGCGGTTAAAAGTATTAGGCGAGTCGCCGAGGAGGTTCGGGATTACGCTAAGACGATCTGTCCCGTAGGAACACCAGAGTCCACTGGGATACCTGGCTACATTGGTGGGAGCTTGAAGAAAAGCGGTCGAGTCGGATCCTACGCCAGACCAGCGAAGCACGTGTTCAGTATCAGGGTCACCTTCGGCGGCTATATTACTAATCCCAATACCAAGCGGAAGGTCGACTACGCTAAGTACGTTCATGAAGGAACAAGTAAAATGACTCCTAGACCATTTCTTCTCACATCCATCATGAAGCATCGTGAAAGCCTCGCTAAGGCCATAAAGGAGGAAATCAAAGAATGAGTGAAACCTATAACCTCATCGCGGTTGTAAAAGCTAAAACCGAGGAAGCCCTTCGCAAGTTCAATGATTTCACCAAAGGCGTGAAAAGCGCCAAAGCGGAGCTATCTGCCTTTGAGCAGGCAGGCCGGATAGCAGCCGGGGTACTCCTAAGGGATATGGTTCAAGGATTGACAGCCTCACTCACTGAGTCCATTAAACTCGGCGGCGCGATTGAGACTCTCAGAAACTCTTTTGAGGAGCTAACCAAATCACAAGGCGTCACGGATGCATCCCTTGATGAACTCAGGAAGGCCGTAAAGGGGACCGTCAGTGACATGGATCTTCTGACTGCGGCGAACACGGCTATGCGCTTCAGTATACCTTACGAGAAATTTGTGAAGTACGCCGAAGCCGCAGCTGTCGTGGGTCGTGCCGTTGGAATAGATGCCACACAAGCCATCAGTAACTTCACAGTAGCATTGGGCAGGCTGAGGCCCCGGATACTGGACAACCTCGGCATACAACTATCCCTTGAAGAGGCGAACAAGATATATGCTGAACGCCTCGGCGTAACTGTTGAGTCGCTCACAGAGGCAACGAGGGCCACGGCATACCATACCATAGCCACTGAGAGATTGATGGAGCAGGCGGCCCTTCTGGCAGGGACAACATCGGAAGCCCAGATAGCCCAAGAGGGCTTCACCGCATCGATGAAGAATCTCCAAGCGGCAGTGGGTTCATTACTGACACCCCTTTCCGGTATCACGCCAATACTTAAGGGGACGATGCCTTTTTTCTCCATGTTCTCAGCGGTGTATATTCCAAGCCTGATAACACAATATGGGCTTCTTGGGACCGCTACGGCTGTCTGGGGGGGGATAACAGCAGCGGTATCTTCGTTAGTCACAACGAGCATTCTCGGCATCCCAATCCTCGGCTGGATAGCAGCGGTCATCCTAGCCATAAAGGGTCTCCAAATGGCTTGGCAGAAAAATTGGTTCGGCATCCGAGACATTGTGGATAATGTTGTAATTGCGATTTCGGATAAAATAGATTGGCTTATGGAAGGAATTGAGGTATTCGCTGAGGGTGTTAGCGAGGCATTAGAATGGCTTGGTCTCATGTGGGCAGTCGTTACAGGAACGGTTGAGGATCACCTCGCTAAGCAAAGAGATAGCTTGACTCAATCATTTGAGGAACAGGTTCAGATAATCAAGGACAATATGTCTGCCGCCCTTGATGAAGTGACATTAAAATATGGTGAAATGTTTGCAGCGGCAGAAGCTTCTCACTCTAAAGAAATAGATGAACATGCTCAGTTCTGGATAGATCAACTCAACGAGCAAGCTGAGGGATTCGATAAGGCCGTTGAGGAGTACCAGAAGCACTACAACCAGATCCTGACCGACACAGAGAGCCATTATGGCGATCTACTTTCAGATACCAAAGACCATTACAGCGAAATTCTGTCCGAAACCACTCAGGGCTACGACGATCAACTATCCGAGACAAACACCTTCTATGACGAGATGCTAGCTGAGCAAAGCGCATTCCTCATCGCCATAAGAGAGGGCCGCAGCCGTGACCTTGACGACCTCGAACTCAACTTCCTCCTCCAGAAACAGGCTCTAAACGATGCCCTTGAAGATCAGACACTGACCACTGAAGAATACGAGGAGAAAATAAGCAATCTGGAAGCGGCTTATCGTGATTCTCGGGAGGAGATCCGAGATAACTACAGGATACAGGAACTTCAGGCCGAGGATGAGTTCAGAACAGAGGAGGAGCGCATCAACGCGGAGCGGGCGGCGGCGCTTGAGAAGATCGAAGAGGAGAAAACCAACGCAATTATCACAGTTGAGGAAGAGCTGAAGGCTGAGGTTGAGCGTATTGAACAAGAGAAGGCCGACGAGGTTCAGCGGATTAATGAGCAACGGAAGACAGATCTTGAGGCAATCCAAGCCGACAAAGAAGCCTTAGAGGTAGCGCATGCCAATGAAATGCAGAAACTTGAAAGAGAGAAGGCCGTTGAGATCGCTGGAATAAGGGCACAAGCTGAACTCGACCTAATAAACGCCCAGAAACAATTTCATGCGGACCTCGAAAAGGCTGAGGAAGAGCATAAAACCGCTAGCACTGGCATCTGGGGCAGCCTCATGGCCTCCCTGAATATGATAGTAAACACCGGCATCACAGGCATAAAAGCCGCCCTAGACAGTCTCAGCGCCGAGGCGAAGGCTGTGATAGCGGATGTAGCGAACAAGATTTCAGATGCATGGAACTCCGTTAAATCGTTCGCCAGCAATGTGGCGGATAAGATTGATAGTGTGCTTGACTCGGCTAGGGCGGCTTACCAGAGGGCTAAGGATCTTCTCGCAAAGGCGACGAGTAAAAAGGAGAAGGCAAAGGAAACTGAGAAAGAAGCCGAAAAGGCAGAGCCTGTGCCTCCACGTGGAGGCGGAGGAGCAGTAAGGCGTCAATTCGGTGGCAAAGATATTGTCCGCCGCCCGACATGGTTCCTCGCGGGTGAGGCGGGGCCGGAGTTGCATGAATGGACGCCGCTCTCCAAAATAGATTCCTCTCGTGATCAGGGGGGTCGCAAGCTAGTCATCAATGGCCCTCTGGTCGTTATCGAGGGTAGTGCGGATCCGAAGACCGCTCGGCTTGCAGCTGACCTTATAATGCAGGAGCTGAGAAAGATTGCTTAATGTCAAGGTCGTGGTAACTGATCTCGCTACTGTCGATCACACGATTTCGCCGTCAACGTTTGGCTCCGGTAACGCCCTTAAGGTGAGGTTGACCCATGAGGCGGCTGATGATTTCACCTTTAACATTGAAGACTCCGATGGGACGATAAGAACGTGGCTAGAACCCGGTTGCACCATAAAAATCTACATTGACACCCTCGCTGTGCCCACAACCCTCGTGTTTTATGGTATGATCGAGAGTGTGCGGGCGACCCAGCTGGGCGAAGACAAGGTAATCGTACAGGCCCGAGGTCGAGAACTTTTTCACATCATCATCCTGAATCGGATCGTCACCGAAACATACCTAGACACTGAGGTAAGCGTGATCGTCCAAGACCTAATGGAGAAGTACGCTCCCGATGTAGACCGGGTGACCCATGTGAACGTGACCACAACCACGCTTGATGACATCCGCTTTCCATACCGTAGTCTCAAACTCTGCCTTGACGAGCTGGCCAGGCTAAGCGACTTCACGTATTACGGTGATCCTACACTGAAGCTTCACTGGATTTTAAAGGAAACAGAAGACAGTGGGCTGATCTATACCCAGAATGACTTGGAGGCCCCTCCTGAATTGCTGAACACGATATTCCCCCTCGCAAACCGGGTCTATGTCATCGGCGGGGAATACATGCAGGTTGACCAAGAGCAGACTACCACGGCAGCGGCACTGCTCACGAAGGACAAATGGTACGCCCAGAGCTTCACCCCAGAACAGGCAAACCTAGACCAGATCAGCCTATTCCTAAAGAGGATTTTACTTCCCCCCGACCTAGTCTGCGAAATCCGGACTGATGATCCCGGAAACGGCCCAGATGAGAAAATGGCATCCGTCATATATGATCTGGACTTCATAGGGGTCGTGGCATCGTGGCGACCCATCTACGTGGGAACCAGGCTCCTGATTGGAGAGAAATACTGGATCGTCGTGCAGAAGACGGGCGACGCAGCTAATCACTACGAGTGGTCTCACGACAATGATACCCTGGGGGAGTATGCGGACAGCAACGATGGCGTAACCTGGGTGGTAAACGATGGTGGTGACCTCCAGTTTGCCTTCAAGACGCACTATGAGGTTCCCATACTTGGGACAGCGGCTGACTATGCCTCTAAGGATAAATATCTATGGCGTGAAATTGTACTTGAGGACGCCGGTATAATGGACAGAACCCTCGCACGACAAATGGCTAAAGCCAAACTTGAGGAACTGCAAGCCCTCAGTGAGGAACTTAGCAACACGACTGTAGTGGACCCCGTGGCTATTCCCGACCGAGGCAAGCTCGTCACGATAACGCTTCCAAAGCTCGGCCTAGCCGCCGAACAGTATGTCGTGAAGGAGGCGGAGCTGAACTTTATCAGCGGCGAAGTGGGGACGAAGAGATTGATTCTGAGAGTGAGGTAGGATGTCTGAAACTACTGCGCCAGCGGATCTCGCTAAATGGCTTGAAGGTCAGAAGGTGGAACTTGACCGAGCCAAGATAAAGGGCTTCGGAGTGAAGCGGGGCGTAATAAACCTCATAAGGCTCCTGTCGGACACGGCGGAAGCCACAGACGCCAACCTCGTCGCCACAGTGCAGCTCAGCGGCCAATTCGAAATAGATACTGCAAGAATCGGCTTCTCGGATATTGGTTAATTTTATCTATGCCCTCAGATTATGTCTAAACATGGTTAGAGATTCCAAAGGTAGATTTGTGGAAGGGCATGTTCCATGGATTAAAGGTAGAACGGCATCTGATGAAACTAGGCAGAAATTGATTGAAAGCCATAAGGGACAGGTGCCGTGGAATAAAGGTTTAACTGGTTACACAACTTCAAGAAGGGGTCAGAAGCACTCTGAAGAGACT